CCTCAAATAATATTTCAAGCAAGTGAGCGCCAGCCTCAATTTGAGGCATGGCGTCCGACTTGGTTTCGCGTCTTGGGCGCTTTGCCTTTGACGGTATTGTGTTTAGCCAAGCTGCGTGCTTGACGAATACGGTTAGTTGTTCAATCGTTTGCGCGAAAAAAGTTGGCGCGATTGCCAACAAACTCCTGCACCTGTTCTTTAATCCACGACCAATCAGCATAGACGGTGCGGACATTTGCGGGTGTGCAATCAAGTGTTTTGCCGTCAAGCGTAAAGCCAGACCATTCGGTTGTCAGCTTGACCAAATCGTCAATGCTATCTTCCGAAAGCTTTTCAGCATCAAGGTCAAGAGCCTTTTTGCCCTTAGCCATACGGTTCAAAGCAGCCTGTTGCTTGCCCATTTGAAGCTTGCGGTAAACCTTGCTGTCTTGTCCAAGCAAGGTAATCGTCATGCCCTCAATTACTTCCTCTGTTTCGGGATGCACAATATTGAGAACAGCGCCATCGTCAGCCATTACTGGCTTCAGCGAATTTAAGTCAAAAGACATATTAAAACTCCATCCGATGCGTCCGATTAAAGTTCTCCCCTGCCGTAGTCGGACGCAGCCACGGCAGGGAAGCTTTTATGTCGTTAAACCTTAACGACCGAATTGTCGATTTCAAGTGTAACTTCTGCCATCGTGATGGCGTCAGCGTTACCGACATTCGTTTTGTAGGACATAACCTGTGCAGTGAAATACTGGATTTCGCCAGTAACCAAAGCAACCTTAACCGAAACCTGTGCGTCAGCACCAGCGGCGGCTTCACCAGCGGCTTGCAACGCGCCTTGGCCCGTATCGGCAGCCGACAGTGCCATCGTCAATGTTACCGAACCATAGTTCAGCGACCCACGGCGCTTTGCAACGATACCCGTGCCAAGTGGCGTGTGGGTAGCAAGTGCAGCTTCTGCGCCGAACGATGGCAAATCAGAAAGCTCACCGCAAGGCAACCAAGTAAGAGCAGCAAAACCCGTTGCGTCATAAGTCGCAGGGGCAGTGGCAGAAACGGAAACTACCGTGCCTACCGAAGAAACAATATCAGACATTAAAAACCTCCATGCATGAAGAAACTCGAAAAAAACCTTTTGCGAATGATAAAGCAATCACCGCAAATCGCGCCTCATGTTATCAATAGCAATTCTAACCATACCATCTTTTGCTTGGTCTGACCATTCCTCAAATTCAAGCCTGTAAATATATGGTAAATTGTTACTAATCCTAAAAATGTTGCCTGTCGCCTTAGCAATGTCTGGCATCGCACGGTTAATAGCAACGCCGATTGCTGCATCTTTGCTTCCAGAATACTCTGTCGTAGCGTCTGATGCAGAATTTATAGACGTAAACCAGTTGGCCCTTGCCCTGCCAGTATCGACGGGCGTGCCTTGGACAATATCAGTTAGCAGGTTAAGGCATATTTCACGCACAACCTTGTCAGCATTGCCTTCAGCCTTCTTGACAAACTTGGTTATGTCCAGAGTAAAGTTGCTCATATATAGGAGCGATACGATACGGAAACGGGAACGACAAACCTATCGCCAGACATAAAGCCCACAGCTTGCGATGTGGATTGAATGGTCACTGTGACGCCCTGATAAACCAGCCTGTCGCCACGAACAAACGCAGCGGCCACAGTATCAGCCGTTGAGCGTGCTATGCCCTTACCAGCGTCCGCAGGGGCATAGACAAGCACTTGATAGATGCCGCCATACTCATCAGATGCTTGGCTTGCGAAGCCCATTGCAATTGTTTCTCCCGAAATAAGTTTTTCAGCAAGATACACCTGCCCAGCCGTAGGCTTGAAACGTGAGTTTTCCCATGCCGTAGGCAGGTTTAATGTCGCCAGTTGTGTTGATAAGGCAGCGCCAATTTTAGTAAGGCTCATCGAACGGCTCCGCAACTTGCATATCTACTGCCACTTTTTCGCCATTATCCAGCAAAAGGATATAGGCCAAGACTTCGCCGTTAGTGCTATGCAGGACGCTATCTAGCGTGCCTACATTCCAATCACAGGGGAACCAAACGCGAGAGCCTATTTGCATTAGTTTGCCCTTATCTGACAAATGAAAATGATGTTTGCGCCAGATAAACGAACAGACTTAATATCCATAATCCGATATGTTGTGCCGTCTATAGCTACCAAGCAGCCGACAACAGGCACTGGAGTAATCAATTCAAGGATAAGTCGTATATCACCCGCTTGAATTACGACCCCATCTATTTCCTTTGTGTGGTAGGCAGACGGGTAGCCTACAGCGTTTACCGTGCTTGTGGTGCTGCTACCAATGTCAGCGCCAGTGATAGGGTCATACTCTGCCCAATCTGTAAAGGTCACAGTTAAAGGCTCACCGTATTGGGCAAGCAAGCGTGCAGCGGTTTGTGCCTGTCCGCTCATACTCTGTTTATTCTCACCTGTGCAAAGCCACCATCAGACGATGAAAGTAAGTAAGGCGACAGCATACGGTTTACGAATGGGTAGCGCAGTGTTGGGTCTGAATAATCTTGATATTCGATTTCGATAACATCAATCTTTTCACGCTTCACGCGCTGGCCTTGGTCTGCAATTAATGTTTCACCAGCGGCAGAGCGCAGAGCCATTTCTATGCAGGAATATTCTACTGCAAATGGCACGGTGTCCGCAGGTAGCAGAAAGCCATCAACAATGACGTTAGAGCGCGGCCATGACAGCGTTTGCGTTGCGGTAATGCGGTTACCCTTCCACGCATCGCGGTATGTAGCTTCAAGGTAGTCAGTCGCTTTGATTAGCGCCTGTTCCTTTACGGATGTTGCAAGGCTTGTCCAGCCAGCGATGCCACGGTCAGCAACATAGCCATCCGCAGCCGAAACGCTTGCATAACTATTAGCGTTAGGAACGCCAGCACCAGTTTCGACCACGAATGCCATTTAATTAACCCTTCTTAGAACGACCACGCTTTACAGGGGCTTCTTTAATTTCTTCTTCAGCTTCATACGCTACTGGCGTATCTTCAGCTTCTACCTCTGGCTCTGGCTCTACAGGCGCTACTTCTTCATGCAATTTTACATGAATAGGTGTGCCAGCGGGTGCAAAGATAGCGTCAAGGATTTTATAGCCTTCAGCCTGTAGCTTTGCTTTACGCGCTGCGTTTACAGGGTGCGGTTCATAAATAATCTTAGACATAAATAATCCCTTTATTAAGTGTTGGAGCCACTTTCCGACCGAGAAAGCCCAATCCTGCCAGTGGCCCCTTCACTACTTATTAGGCGTCAGCGTCACCGACAGCAAGAACACCAGCGGTGTGCTTGATGGAAGTGGCAACCTTGTCCCAGTTGGAACCAGTTGCAAGTTCAGCATCCGTTGGCGACTTGCCGCCGTTGGTTACATCCCATGTGTAGCCCTTCAAAGCCACGCCAAAGGTGTAATCGACCTGCATGGTGGTTTCGATGCGGGTCTGACCGTTGCTGGTTTCGATGTTGCTGATAACGTCACCGCCATCATAAACAACGGCAGCGCCGTCAGCCAAGCCAAGCGCACGGGCGAGGTTTGGTGTGCCAGCGGCAGCAAGCGCAGGAGCGTCAGTCACGATGACAGGACGGCCAAGGATGTCCACAACTTGAACATTCTGTGCAACGAACAACTGTGCGCCGTTGGTCAAGTTCTGACCAATGAGCTTGTGGAAGGTTGCGCCGTTGATGACGTTAGCGACGATGTTTGACGAATGGTCACCAAACAAAGCGTTTGCGCTGTTCATCGTGCCATAGCTAAGTGCGTCAGTAGCCGAAACGTCTACAGTCGTTGCAGCGCCTTGGTTGCCGATTGCAGCAACAAGAGCAGCGATTGCAGTGTTCAACTGGTCAGCCATCAAAGCTTCAGCAAAGTTACGCGATGCAACTTCAATGCCTTCCGAAGTAGGCTTCTGCAACCAAGTAAGCTGCGAAGGCTCAAAGCGGATTGGGCCAAAGCCACCAGCAACCTTAACGCCGCTGATTTGAAGCTGCGTCAGGTCAGTTGGCGTTGCCGATGCTTGCGATGCATAGCGGTCTACACGGCGCTGTGCCGAATGGATAGCAGCAAAGAAGCTCTCTTGGTAAAAGTCGCCATCAAAACCTGTGGTGGTCAAACGGATTGCGCCGTTGGATGCACCGTTAAATTTGTCAACCATCTGCGAGAGTGTCTCGATGGTGGCTGGCATGACGTATTCGTTGAATACTTTCATTTGCGAAAGTGACATAATCTATAATCCTTATGCTAAATCAGGGAACATATTTTTAATTGCGTTTACCCGCTGTCCCTTATCGCCGCCAAGATTGCCCTTGGGAGTAACAGAGGTTGCGTTACCGTTTCCGCCAGTGGCTCCACCACCAGAATTAGCGGGAGCAGAAACGAAGTGCTTGCCTTCGTCACTAGCGGCCCATTCGGTAATCGCGTCAAACAACGGTTTATCACCCATAAGTGCAGAATATTGGCCGTTCTCTGCCGTGACCTTGGTATTAGCCTTTAACATCGCCTTTGCAGCCGACATAAACTCTGGCTTGATACCTGCCTTTAGCATCGCATCGTTTAGTCCATTGTCGATTAAGTAAGATTGCAATGCCCCGTCTTTTTCTGAAAGGCTGGTTTGCAATGCTTCAATCGTCTTTGCACTATCCTTTGTGGCTTTGGTTAGCTCCGATTTCAGCGTTTCATTTTCATTCTGCAACGCTGCGTATTCGGCGGGGTCTATTTCAGCACCTTTGGCTTTCGCCTTTGCTACCTTAACTTCACCCAGCAACTGATTATTCTTTGCGCTAAGAACCTCAATCGCTGCTTCTAACTCTGCAATTTTTTCTTCACTCATAGGTTTGTCCTCTGGACGTTGTTGCCCCTCTGGGGCGGTTGGCGCGTCAGCTCTGCCTTCGCGTTAGCTTGCTATTAACACATTTAGAATTGTTTGACCATAATCGCTATGGCCGCCCGTATTTCCTTTCTAATTGTGTCAACGTCAATGGGTTACCACGTTGGTCTAGCAACTGGTTCAGCGTTATCTTGCCAGAGCGCCACAGTTCTGCACGGCCCTTGCCTAGCATCTCATCTGCAAACTCTGGTGGCTTGTTCTTTAGAAATTGGTCAAAGGTAAGGTTTTGTGCAACCTGCCCATCCATGCTAGCACGGGTTCTTGGCGCTATCTGGTCAGCGGCCTTACCCGTTATCTCTGACATAGACCTTGTAACAGGAATAGATGTGGAGCGGCACGCCCAGTGTGCGGGTGGCCCGTTGTCCCACGGGATGCTGTGACCAATGGGCTTAAACTCTGGAAACGTCCATGTCTTGCCAGAGCGTGCAATGCAGATGTCAGAGGTGCGGCTATCCAGTGTTGATACCCATTGCACCGCTTTGATAATGTCTGCGTTCTCCATGTAGCTTGCCATGCGAACGTCATTAGCTACAGTCTGTGTGGCAGTGCGTGTAATAGCCATTGCGTCACGGCGTGTCTTGGCAATAGGCTCACTGCCCTTGTCGCCCTTGCCCATGATTGATTTGGCAATTTGTGCGTTTGTCAGGCCAAGGCTTACACCATTCTTGACAGCGCGGCTGATGTTGAAGCGTGTGGTTTCGTTTAGCTGCCCAAACCATTCGCCCATTGTGCCGCCTTGTATGACGGCAGACTGTGCAATAGCGGTTATAGTGCTGGCAGCGGGAATAACTGTGTCAATGCCTACGCTAGCAAATGCGCCATTGATAAACGAGGCTTCAGATGCGGCAATGCCAGCAAGGTCAGGCGGGTTCACCTTTACCAAGCTGACAAGCTCTGTGATTGCTTTATCAAGGCGCTTGCC